CACAATTCTTCAAATTGCATGTAGAGGGTTCCAACAGTTTCAGCGTTTTTGTTCTCAAACCGTTGAATCCGATCTTCATGATTGCCCGCAGTCAACTCCATTGGAATGTTTAAATCTTTGATTTCTTTATAGAAGATGCACATTGCCTCTTCGCAGCTTTCTATGTCAGCCCTAAATGATGGGCGCATTGCGTGAGATACGCTGCCCGGTGCGTCATGTGTAGAAACAGAATCCCAAGAGGCGAAGTCTCCAATTTGCACTATTCTATTTGGCATGACTGCGACACAATGTCGCGCAATCCATTTAAAGCGATCTTTTGGCATTCCTGGTTGATCATGAGTGTCGCCGATAGCGACAATCTTCGTTTCCTCGTGGCCGCCAGCGATATACCTAGGTTTTAGGTTGGAGAAAAATAAAACTCGTCTTTTCAAATCATCAATTTCTTCCTCCATGTGTTTGATTTTTTGCAATCCATCTGGCGCTCTGATTAGTCTGTTTGACTTCATTCGATGGCGCAGTGTGGATTCCGCAACCCCCAAGAAAGTTGCAGCCTTACGGATGGACCCGTGCTTTTCGCATAGCATCTGAGCCTCCGCTGCTGTAATGTGCATGGTGTGGCCTCCATGTGGAGATCAGCAAGTAACACAGAATGATGAAACTTTGAATAAAATGGATCCAATAATCAAACATGGATGGCATTGGGAGTTCGGATGGCTCCGCAGGCCAGAGCTCGACCAAGAAGGATACTACTGTTACGAAGAGCCAGATGGTGACTTGATCTTGACCCGTCACCCAGCTCATCGAAGAGCCATGTATCTGGATTGTCGAAAAGACCAAGACACGGGCGAGTTGTACACTTGCTCCGCAACAATCCCTAAAAGGCCAATGAAAAATGATCTATCAGCTAAATCCCCAAATCCCAGTCGAAACGCCAAAGGGTAAAGCGTTCTGCGTCGCATGGATTGATTATGGACCCGAACACGATTTGATCTGGGTCTGCTTTCAGGATGAGACAAAAGAATGTTGGTCCTGGCGGAATCAGGACATTAAGGCGCAGCCGAACCTCACCATGGGAAGAAAATGATTCATTTCATCGCGTAATGGTTAGGGGAGGCAGTTGATATTCGGGTGTCCCCGCATATTCACCTGTCTCCTCTCCAGCAAGGCCTGACCCACGGATGAATTTTCTATTTGTTGACGCCTGCTTCTTTGCATTTTCCGTAGCAAAATTCTGAAGAGCATTCACCGCCCCACGAATTTCTTCTGGCGTACCAGAGCGAAGGACTTTCCCAATAGCATTTGCCCGAGCTTCAGGAATCATCACGTCACCGGACAGGACGTTGGTCATAGCCTTCCAAATGGCAGAGGGTTTTCCCTGCGCTACATCTGCTGCTACTCCCAGCATTTTGAACCCCTCGGAATCTAGGTCTTTCCCGCCCGCGATACGTCGAGCCGTTGCGGGGCCACCTGTAATCCTGCTGGCGTTCTTGAACAGGCGAGCCTCAGCCTCAAGGCTCTCTTCAAGCAACCGGGCGGCAGTTGGATTTGGCATGATGGTGCGCAAAACCTCGCGGCGATCTTCGATGTTTTGCCCGACGCGCTTGGTGACATCGCTGGCGTCCGCTGAACCAAAGATGCTGTCGCGCATGTTTTTGAGCGCGCCGACACGGTAAGCCTGACGCTCGCCAGCACCCATGTCCTTCCATTCGCGCTTCAGCAGTTCTGGGTCTGCGGTGCTGAATTTGCGACCGTTCTCCAGCGCCTCCAAGATCTCCTTGTCGCCCTTGTAGACGGCGCGGGCAGCCTTGAAAGCACCCACGTTCTGATCAAGGATGTCGCCGATCCTGCGCCGCATGGCGAGGGCATTGCTGGCCAATGGAGTGCCGTCCCCAGCCGCCCTAGATGCCTGATACAGGCCGCGCATGATGTAGTCCCACTGCTTGACTTCTGGGATCTCCTCAAAGGCCTTCATGGACTGGCCGGGAATAGAGCTTACCTCTCTTGTGCCAAATTTCCCCATCTTCCCTTCGCCATCTGAAGCATAGAGCTTCTTCGCGGATGCGATGGCCTCGGGAAACGCCTCCTTGATCCGATCCATTTCGGTCTGAAGAAACGCCTGCGCCTGCGTCGGAATCTTGGCCTGATATGCAGCCTCATAGAACGGCTCAGCATTGCTGCGCAGGGCCTTGGTGAGCGCCTCCTCGTTCTCATAGAAATCGCCCTTAACGCCCATGGTTTCACGGGTGGCCTTGTTGACTCGGGCGCGCTGACCGGCCTGCCTTCTATCTACGTCGGCTGCGATATCGACACCGGCTTGGCCGGGTCGCTGCGCAATAACCTCAGCCCGGTTTGTGAGGGCAGGTGCCACGTCAAAAAGCTGCGCAGGTGCGCCAGCCTTGTACATGCGCTCCCACTCCTTCCCGGCCTGTTCAGGCGTCATGCCGCTGCGTTCCAGATCTTGGAGCACACGAGACATTCCGACGTTCTCAGAAATCTTGGGGCTGAAACGCTCCATGACGTTAGTCACGGCTGGCGACAAAACCTGCGCGCCCTTTGTCAGAGCGCCGCCGACCACAGATCCGACGCCAGCGCCTTTTGCTCCTGACTCAAGTCGGCTGGCAATGTCCTCAGCGGAAAACAAGTTTTCGCTTTCGCTTTCCCCGAGGCCCCCAAGCCCCCCTTGAACAGCGCCAACCTTTGCCGCCTGAGTGACGGGCGAAGACATGACTTTTTGCCCAAATGACAAAGCTGGTTTCGCAACCTTGCTCGCAATCTGCGCGCCTTTTGCAACGCCAAGACCCGGAACGAACATAGTTGGTACGCTGCCCGCAATTTCAGACGCAAAAGCAGTCACAGGATACTGCCCTTCGAACTCTTTTTTTGCTTCACGCTCTTCTTTAAGAGCCTGCTCATAAGGAATGCCCTCAGAGCGCGCACGAACGCTTGCGATAAGCTCATCGCTCCAATTGAATGTAAGACCAGAGGCCGCAGACCTGCCAACACCGGCAGCGATGTCTCCCCATGACATGTCCTTTTTCTGGGGCATGTCAGCAAAGGGGTCTGTTTGCTTTTTGCGATTTTGCTGCAAAAAAGCGTTTATCTCTTCTCCGGTTGCATCATCCGGGAAACTAAAACCCTCGACAACTCTTGCCATGGTTACTGCCCCCCGATCACAAGTCTTCCCTGCGCGTCTCGCGTCACAGGCGTCGCACCGCTTTCCGCCTTTTGACGGAAATAGTCACTGTAAGACTGGCGTTGATCGTTTAATTGTAGCTTCTTGATGTCGAGTTTGGAAGGATCAAATTTCTCAGGATACTTAAAGAATGGGTTATCTTGCAGATACTGGTTCCATTTCCGATCAGCACCTTCAAGCGTTTTGTTTACAGCAAGATAATCTCGCATGAATGCTCGGCGCTCCAGCTCGGTCTGATTTTTGAGGATGCCAAATGTAGCTATGTTCGCATTTGCCTCAAAATCCTTGTAAGTTGAGGGAACGGCTTTACCAAACATGGCTACGTCGCGATCCGAGGCAGATCCCTTGAGATCTTTGCCAACGCCGATAGTGAGTTTGGACTCAATGCCAGCCATCTGTTGGGAAGACGGGGAATAGTTGGGAACCTTCCCCCACATTGCGCCAGTGCTTCTGTTTTCATTATTAAGAGCCACAAATGTCTTGTAGTTCAAAATCTCATCACGCAATGCAGCGTCAGGAACATCATCAGCTTGCTTCTGCAAAACGCGCGTGTCTGCATTGTAGCGCGCTATGCGCGCTTTCTCGCGGTCTTTCTGCGGGAGGGAAGCGTATGGGTCAACATTCAAAACGGGTACACCATACTCAGTCGCTTGAGCCTGACGATCAGCCACCGCAGATGCGCGCTGCTCTTCTGAAATCCTGTTGAGATCCAGTGGCTCGCGCGTCACCGGGTCGAGGGTCTGGTTACCCTTTTTAAGAATCGTGATTGTGCTTCCGTCTGGGCGCACGACGTTTCTATATTCTTCAGGTTCTTGCTCTCGGTTGATCCCGAGCTTTTGAAGAACGGCTGCACGGCGCTGCTCATCCGTTAGTTCAGGTCGCTTCAGCAATTCTTCAAATTCAGTCGGTTGCTTCTCTTGATCTTGCTGTGCCTTCAATAGGGACATGGCGCTCTGCGGGTCCATTCCGCCAGCCATCTCGATGCCCATTTTGGCCCGGGCATCCTGAAGCTGCTGAATTTGCTGCTGCCTCTGGCGCTGTGCCTCAGCCTGCTTGGAGAGCGGTCCAGCGGCTGCGGTGGCGGCGTTGCCAAAACTTTCCAATGTTCCCCCAAGGCCGCCAGACTTGGTGGGCGACAGAAGAGCGCCGGTGATTTGAGCCAACATGGCAGTGCGGTCGTAATCGCTCATTCCCTGCGATTGAAGAGCATTCTCTCGCTGCTGCAATGAGGCAAGGTATTGCTGTTGTGCAGCATTCTTGGCCTCGTACTGCTTCTGCATGTCGGCGTACATTTTTGCATAGCCTCCCGTCAACCCATAAGGGTTTGCGAGAGTGCTCAAAGCGCCTTCCTCTTCATCCGGCTGATCGACCATGATTATGACCTTACGGCTTCAAAAGTGAACTCAGAGTGCTCAACCCGGTGGCAGAGCCAGCAAGCGCAGCGATAGGCGATGGCGAGTATGATGCGCCAGTCGTGGTGACGTTCTTGGTGTTGGTGCTTCCGGTGCTGGGCAAGCCGCGAACCATTTCGTTCAAGAATGTCAATTTCTTCATGGGATCGTCGCGCTGATTGACGAAGTCATTATAGGCCATGTCCATCCTTTGCTGTTCCAGCCCGCGCCGTTCAGCTCCCACTGCCTCTTCAGCCGCCGCGCCGGTGATCCCAAGAGACTGATCCTTAGCCGCAAGGTTTCCCATCGTCGTCGCGAGGGCATTCTTGTTGGCCTCCTCTGTGCCGGTAAGCGTACCAGAAACCTGAGCAAGAGTAGCCTGCCGGTCCAGATCCTTCTGGGCGGCGGTCATTGACGTGTCGTAACCCTTGGCGAGTGCGGTGCCAATGTTTTGCTGCAAGGTATCGGAAATGTCGCGGACGCCGCGATTTGCCAATTCTTGGTGCCTAGTGGAGCCGTACTGTCCAGCCCGAGTGAATGTGTCGCTGAGACCCGGCATCAGCTTTTCATTGACCTGCCTCTGAGCCTCAGAGCCAAGCTTGTCGATCACGTTTTGCTGATAGGGGTTCATGTAGTCCGAGATGGTGCTCGGAGCTGTCGCGCTCGCTTTGTCGAGATACGGCTTGGCAGTTCCGATAGTGCTAAGAGCACCTGATTTTTCTGCCGCCGCCTTTGCGTTTTCCATGCCGGGTTTATAAGCATTTGCTGCGGTCATCGTGTCTTCAAAAGACTTGACCTGAGCCGGATCGAAATCTGCAATGCGTTGATACGGAGCGTAATCTTCCTCGGTCAAGCTTGCATTGAAAGCATCAATTGCATCCTGCCCTTGCGCTTTGATCTCATCGGGAACCGGGGGGGCGTAGGGCTGGTATTCATTTGATGCAGCAGCATATGCGCCGCCCAGAAGGTTCTGAACGTAGTCTGAAAGATAAGCGGGGACTTCGGTCGTGGAATACGCCTTTTCATTTGAGGTGTTAGGCGTACCCTGAGTGAGCCAATTTGTGAAACCCATGATTAAGCTCTCCCACCCATCAGATAGTGCTCGGGATCACGAGCGTCGGGGCTAATCTGCCCGCGAGATAAGGCCTTGCCTTTCTGTTTGCGGATATTAGCACGAAACTGATCTAATTTCCTTGCACCAGCTTTTGACGATCCGTCACCAAGCAAAGCTACTGTTTCAGCATCGATGACATATTCGCCGTCCGAAAGCTTGGCGTCGATGCTGTCAGACCGGCCAGTTCCGCCGCCCTCGACATAACGACTGAGCGGGCCGCCACGAGCCGCCTTCACATTGTCTTCGGTTTCATCAGTTTGATCTTTTTGCTGCGCTATTGAGTTGTTCGTAAAGTAGGACCGCTCTGGCATATACCCATACTTATAATAGCCGCCCGGGATAGCCGTGCGTGTCCTCTGTAAGGGACTGGTGTTGAGCCTGTTGTTCATGTAGCTACTGCGAGAAGAGCCGCCGCCTGCTGCGGGGTTTTCGGCCTCTGAGCTTTTGCTATCATTCACGCCAGCCATATCGCCGAGGACAAGCGCCGTTGCAGCCATCTTGTTTGGATCTGAAGCGAAACCTTTGAGAGAGTTCATCAACCCGGAACCAGTAGAATCCTTCAAGGTGTAGGATCCCGTTCCCTGATCAACAAGGTTTCCGCCAAAAACCTAATTGTTTGCTAAGACCTTGTCCGCCCCCGCATCCAAGCTGGCCAGCGGATTAGCGTTTGCGCCAGCAAGAACATTGCTGTTGTCGCCTCCGGTGAGGCCAGCAGAAGCAGGAGAGGTGCCAAAATAATTACCAAGCGCAGACGCGCCAACGGTTCCCAGCCCCGCTAGTCCGCCGCTCATGACTGCGCCCTTCAAGCCGCCTGTAATGCCGCCCACGCCCGCTCCAAGTGCGGCGTTGCCAGCTAGGGTGCCAAGTGTCGTAGAGCCAAGCCCAGCGACGCCCGTTGCCCCGGCAAGGGTAGTTCCAGCCAAGGCATCACCAAGCAGGTATCCACCAAGACCCGCCCCGACGCCCGTCGCCATAAGCGCAGTTCCCACAAGGCCAGCCACCGGCGCAAACCATGACTGCTTCCAAAAAGGCGTGAACTGAGGCATGCCGGTGTGGGGATTGATGGTCGGTTCGCCCCATTCCTTTCGAAGCTTGTTGAACTCATCCTTGTTGATATGGATGATCATGGTGTCCCCACCGACACCGGAATGAGCCACCCGCGCAGCCTCGCCAGCCAGACCGCCCTTGGAAAGCTTTTCAATATGCTCTTTGGGGATCCTGATCATGACCGGCTTGGTGCCGACGCGACCTCCCTCGCGGAACATGCTCATGGGGCTGCCGCGCCATGAGGAATCGGCGGCGTCATTGGCAAGAGGGGTCCAGTTGGCGGGGTAGTTGGCCATATCATCCACCGGGTAAGGTTACGGCACGAGTGAACGCAAAAGCCCAATCTTGCCAGTCATTGTATTCCATTGGGTTTGGAGGGTTCTGGGCTCCGACCGTGAAGAAGGAAACAACCCCCAAAGCCCAAGTCTGCCATTTATCCGGGTCATCCAGACGACCCAGAGTGCCATACTTTTCAAGAGTATAGACCATTGAATCGGTCCAGTCAGTAACAGTCATGCCCCGAGGGTCGATCATCCCAGCACCGTCCCGTCAGCAGGCTCAATGTGGGCGATGCACTGGCCCATCTGGTAGTCGCCGCCAACCTCATTGGACCTAAAGATAAACCGCATCTCGCGGCGTATCTGCTTGAACATCGAGACCTGCTGGTAGGGCTGAATGGTGTTTTCCTGATCGGTGAACACAAGCGGATCCGTCGTCACCTCAGGAGCCCTGGCGTTTGACCGGCCAGTGATCTGGACCGTCATTTGGCCGCTTTGAACGAAATCTGGCTCGATCAGGGTGCAGCGAAGAGACTTGTTCTTGGGCTGCTGCTGATCCGCCACGAGGGAGACGTCAGCCGTTTGAAAGTAGGATGGGATTGAGTTGACAGTAGCGCCATCAAGTTCATCAACGCCGTATTCGTGCTGCCAGAGCTTGTAGCCGCCGCTTGAGTTCTCAACGCCGGTCAAAACAGGGAATTCATACACCGTCGCAAACTTTCCTGCCGACCGGCCACCATTGGGCAACTCGGTGTCATACCAGGTGTTTTCGCGGATATTGTAGACCACTGCATGAGTGCATTCGGTGGCGTCGCCGCGAGGGTAGCACCACCATATTTCGCCAAAACGCGGAACCTTGTAGGCAAAAACTTTTTGCCTCTGGGCATAGTTGAGGTTGTCAAAGAACCAGTTTTGATTGAGCTGGTTCGGAATTTCGCGAACGACGCCGTTAAATTGCAGAAAGCGGTCAACGCCGACCCAGTAGAAGATGCCGTCATATTCGATGACGGACTGGGACGACAGGATCGACGACTGAGACGTCAGGGTGTCGAACTGAAAGATAGCATCGCCACCCACGAAGGTGCAGCGGATCAGGCTATCCAAAGACCAGAACAAGCCAGCGGGAGCATTGCCAGGGCCAGCACGAAGTGGAAGCCCGGCAACAATCTTTTGGCTCGTGATGTTTGCCTCGCCAGAGCCAGTACCGACCCAATCCTGTGGGTTGTTTGGCACCGACCAAGCCACGAATCCGTTAGACCCAAACAAAAAGGCGTAAGGGAACAGGCTTACAACGCCACCAGACACCGGAGTCGGCGCGTTCGCGCCAGTGACTGCCGTCAAGGCTGTTGAACTAGTTACGAGGCCAACGTAAAGCGGCGATGTGGCATTATTGTCAATTTCAGCCAAATTTTTGCCTGGGTGCGCCAGCAAATACCCACCGGGATAGACGCCAACGGAGTCGAATTGTGTGTCGAACGTCCAAAGATGGGTAGCGTTAGACGTGAAAGCAGCAGGCGTTCTGTCCGCAAAGGACGTAACGACGCCATTTGCGTTGACGGAAACTTGCTGAATAAGGCCCGCGCTCCCGGAAGCAATATAGAGAAGGCCGTTCTGGTTGTAGGTGTTGAGGCCGCGCGAAATTTCAGAGAAGTTGTTGTTCAGGCGCCGATAGCCCCACATTTTGCGAGGAAGGCCGCGCTGAAACCGGCACCATTGGCCATCAACATAAAACCCATTCTCAAGGCGCGTTCCGTCGCGTTTGATGCCGGGAAGTGATTTGATGACATATGGAGGCATTAGAACGTCCCACCATCAACGACGCCTGAAGGAGCAACACCAAGAGCAACCCACGCCGCCGATTGAGTTGCGGCTGTGTAGATAGCATCGCCAATAGATGTGGCCCCGAGAGACGCCCTTGCCGCAGAGGCGGTTGTGGCGCCCGTGCCGCCATTAGCGATTGAGATGGGCGTGGAAACAGAGCTTGCGGTCTGGCCAATAACAACATTTGTGCCGTCGCAGTAAAGGATCTGCGCCGCATTCTGAGCCACGGCAATGCCGGTCCCCGCAGAGGTCTTTACAGTGAGGGTAAAGGCGCCGGTGGTGGCATTCGTGATCCAATATTGCTGAATCGTGGCAGGAACGATGATGTTCCTATTGCCAGTTAGGGCGCCCGTCAAATTGTACGAGATCCTGTTTAACTGAGTTCCAGACAGGGTCAGATCACCGGTGCCAGCCACATTGATCGACGTGTAATCAAATGAACTGGTTGAGCTCCCACCGCCAGAAACCGTGTAGAAATTGGTTCCATCGCAGATCAGCATGGTCGACTGCCCCACGGTGAGGGTGAGCGTCGAAAGGCCGTTGATGAGCTCGGTGCTGTTGGGGTCTATGATGAGAGAACTGGATCCGCTGTTTCTAATGTAGCAGAACCAGTCTGCACCCAGAGTGGCTGCAGCAGTCAGGGCTAGGGTTCCAGAGGCGCCGGTCCAATTGATTAATGCAGCGCGATCACCCGCGCCTAATGTAAAGTTAGAGCTCAGCGCCGTAACGGTAATGGCTTGGTTTAGGGTCGCGAAAATAGCCTTCAAACCAAACCCAGCTAGAGCGGAGGCATTTGCCTGAGTGGTGGTTGATCCAAACTGATACGCAACCCAAGTGCCCGCAGCTGTGGTGTTGGAGGTCATGTAGACCTGCCACAATGCACCAGGAGCGATTGTGCAAATGGTTGTTCCTGTGCTGCCTACAACAGTGAAGGACGTGCTGCCCTTGTTGTTGAACAGGAAACACTCGCCGACAGAAGCCTCATTGGCTGCGGGAAGGTAGACCTTTTTACTAGATCCCGTGCTGTTCACATCCATAATGCGCGCAGCGACATAATCGGCGAGCGTATTTGGGGCATTTGTCTCGACAGGCCACGCCAAGACAATGTCAGTACTAGTTAGGTTAAAGGCTAAATATGAGACATCTGACGGGTAGATGTTCGTGCCGCCAAAGACTTCGGTGTAGGTCGTGGTCATTTACGCCTCCGTCCTGCGGGCAGAACGATCAAGGATCTTGGAAAGGTCTTCGCCATTGAGAGTCTGAGCGGCTCGATCATACATCTGCTGCCAGACCGCAATGCGCTCGTCATTCTTGAGGAATGGCGTCGCCTCAAGCAGGGAAGCATACAGCAGAACCTGCGGGGCGTATTCCGTCAGCCAGTTTGTCTGGTTTGTCTCGTCAAGAAGAGGTAGAAGCTGATAGACCAAAACCTCAAAAGGATAGGCAGCGTCAGGCGTCGGGGCGATGATCCAGTTGTTGTAGTCATAGTCAGCGTAGAACAGGGGGAAACCCGTCTGGGTTCGATCAGGCCAGTAGCTGCGGACATATTCATAGTCTCGCGGAAACAGTTGATTATATTCGTTATTTTCGTCACCAGAACCGAAGTTGAAGGAGACTGTCGTGCGCCAGCGGTCTGGCTTGGGGTAGACAGCAAGGCCTGCCTGAAGCGTGCCGGTCAGCACATTGATCAGCCCCTGAACCTTCAACTCTCGAGCGATCCTGCGCTCAGCGAGGTTGATCAGGCGCGGAAGCTGCTCGTAGACAAGCTGATCCGACTCAAGCGTAAAGCCTCGCTCAAGATAGCGTCTCAGGTCTTCCAGAAGCGTGGTGTAGGTTGTTGTCGTAGCCATGGCCGCATCCTAGCACTATCAGGCCTCATCCGCCATACTCATGGCCTTGGCCTTTACGGCCTCAACCCGTGTGGTCCAGCCCTTGCCAAAAGTATCGAAGGTGGATAGGCCCTTGAGGAAGTCCATTCGCATGTCGCAGATGGCGTCAGCGGTTTCCTTGGCGTCGCAGGCCTGGATCGCCTCAAGTGACTTGGGCCCGATCACGCCGTCAATGACTACACCGGCGATCTCTTGCAGGAACCTGGCGGCCTTGTATGGTCCGCTATTTACAGCGAAATCATAGGCCGCATAGTCGATGCCAGCAGGCAGGCTGTCGCCCTTGATCCTGTCCCAATACATGGCCTTGTAGAACGGCTTGACCCTGTCAGGCGTCAAGGAGCGCATGTCGTCCTCGCTCACGTCGCGGCCAAGGTAGGCTTCCCACGCCGACCGGGTGACGCCCAAATTGGTCATGCCCCCAGGGTCTTTTGGGTTATCAACGAATCCACCTTCGCTCTTGATGACCATGGCGAAGCAATCGTCCCAATTCTCTTTCATTGGTTCACCTTTCCAGTCAGAGCGTCGGTCTTCTGTTTTGATCCGGCGCTGGAGCCATAGTAAAATTGGACAACGCCAATCCATGAAGTACTCAATGAGCCCAGCATCATCAACAGGGCTTCTGCACCAGTCGTCGGCATGCCGAAGACCATAAGCCAGATCAACGCGCCAAAGAACCCAAACGTGATGAAAAAGGCCAATGCCTTCGGCGTCCAATCCTTCGTCGCCGTCTGCATCTGCCTGGCGCTGTCTCGATCTCCTGCGGCAATGCGCTCAAGGTCGATATCTAGCTCCTTCATGTGCGCCTTGAAGTCAGCGTCGATTTTCTTGAGAGCCGCCAACTGGTCTGGAGTTGCCGCCTGCAAGGCGGCGTTCACCTCATCCTCAGAGCCGTTTTCATGGCCGAGGAGGACGTTGGATAGGGTCTTTACGGCCATCCCAGCCAGTGGACCTCCCAGCGCCGTGGCGATGGTAGGCGCGATTTGACCAAGTAGGGGGCCGAGTTCATTAAGTAAGCCCATTTGTCCCCTCCTAATGAGAAAGTGCTATGGCGGCCATGAGGCCGCAAACTGCGACAACGATCAGAAGGAGAAAGGCCACGCCATAGATCAAGACGCTCTGCATGAGTTCTTCCTCTTCCTTTTTAGCCTGAAGGCGCGCTGCGGCCTGTTCCTTTTTGATCCTGGTGGTTTCCTTGAGGATCTGATCCCACGCAAGAATACCATATTCCGAAATGAAAGCATTTTTCACTTCGGCGAGCATCGCCTCGATTTCCGCCTTGGCCGTGAATGCCTCAATGGCGATCTGCTCAGCGGATTTTTCAGAAAAAATCCCCTGTTTAGGGGGTTTTGACGCCATTCTGGTGAGTTGCCCGGCGCTGTCGAGCAAGGACATGACGTCCTTGAACATGCCTTGCAATTCTTTGCCAGCGGCAATTCCAGCCTTCAGAGCCTCATACGACCCATTGGCCAGCATGAGGATGCTGATAGGATCCATTACTTGTCCGCCTTGCCATCAAGCTTGTCGTAGATGCGCTGGAACATGGTTTCGATATGCGCCATGCGCTTGTCGAGATCGTCCCTACGCACATAGCTTATGGGAAGTTCTACCTCAATTTTGTGAAGATCGCCTTTCAAAGATTGAACAGAATCCCATAGTTGACGCGCAAACCAGCCACCGACACCGATTGCCGTTCCCGCAACGAGATTGATGAGATTCTGCGTGTCCATCACGGTTCCTCTGGCCAAGTAATCGCCCACGGGAAACCTTCCTGCAACGGAA